GGTCGGTGAGTTCCAGGTCGAGGAGGTCGCCTACGACCCACACCAGGCGACGATGCTGGTCACGCGGCTGCAAGAGCAGGGCGTGCCGGTCGTCGAGGTCCGGCCGACGGTGCTGAACTTCTCCGAGCCGATGAAGCAGCTCGACGCGATCACGCGGGCCGGGCAGGTCGTGCACAACGGCGACCCGGTCATGACCTGGATGGTGTCCAACGTTACGGCCAAGACCGACGCGAAGGACAACGTCTACCCGCGCAAGGAGCGCGACAGCCAAAAGATCGACGGCGTGGTCGCGCACCTGATGGCGCTGGCGCGGTGGCTGGCGGACGAAGGCGACACGCGCAGCGTGTACGAAACCCGAGGGGTTTTGACGATCGATGTCTAAGCCGGACCTTGAAGACATCCTGATGCTGCTCGGCGTCGGCGCCGTCGGCTATGGGACCTGGTTGCTGGCCGGCACCGGTTGGGCGTGCGTCGTTGTCGGCGTGATCTTCTTCGGCGTCGGCCTAGACATCGCGCGCAGCAAGCGGGGATAGAATGGGGATCATCGGCAGCCGGTACGGCCCGTCGCACACCGTAAGTGACGAGGGCGGCTGGTTCCTGCGTGCGCTCGGCGGCGGTCCGACCAAGTCGAGCGTTCAGGTCAGCGAATACACGGCCCTGCAGTTGCCCGTCGTCTACGCCTGCGTGCGGCTTGTCAGCGAGGCCGTGGCACAGCTGCCGTTGAAGGTCTACCAGCGCACGGAGCGTGGGCGCGAGGAGGCTCGCGACCACCCGCTGTGGCCGGTGCTGACGAACAGCGCCAACGACCACATGACCGCGTTCACCTACCGGAACACCAAGCAGCACCACATTCTGCTTTGGGGCAACGGGTATACCGACATCCAGCGCAACGGTCGCGGCCAGGCGGTCGGGCTGTGGCCGCTGCTGCCGGATCGGACATGGCCGGACAAGGATAACCGCGGCACGCTGCGCTTCCGCACGACCATTGACGGCGAGCAGAAGACGCTCGACGCCGACGATGTGCTGCACGTGCCGGCGCTCGGCTTCGACGGCTATGTCGGCTACTCGCCGATCGCGATGGCGCGTGAGGCGGTGGGCCTCGGCCTCGCGATGGAACGGTTCGGGGCGAAGTTCTTCGCCAACGACACCAAGTCCGGCGGCTTCATCCAGTACCCTGGCCGGCTCGGGCCGCAGGCGCAGCAGAACCTGCAGGAATCGCTGGACGAGCAAGGCGGCCTCAGCAACGCGCACCGGGTGAAGGTGCTGGAAGAGGGCGCGAAGTTCGTTCAGACGACGATTCCGCCGGAAGACGCGCAGTTCCTCGGCTCGCGCGAATTCCAAATCGCCGAGATCGCGCGCATCTACAACGTCCCGCTCTGGATGATCCAGAGCCACGAGAAGACGACGTCGTGGGGGTCCGGCATCGAGCAGATGGGCCTCGGCTTCGTCCGGTACACGCTCCAGCCGTGGCTGGTCCGGTGGGAGCAGGAGGCGAACCGCAAGCTGTTCACCCGGCAGGAGCGCGAGGCCGGCTACTTCGTGAAGTTCAACGTCTCGGCGCTTGAGCGCGGCGATACCTCGGCCCGAATCAATTACTACGCCTCTGGCATTCAGAACGGCTGGCTGAACCGCAATGAGGCCCGCGCCAAGGAAGAGATGAACGAGGAAGACGGGCTCGGCGAGTTCCTGGAGCCGCGCAACATGCAGCCGCAGGGCGGCGAGGAGACGACGGACGAATGAAGTACGGGCGCATCATCGCCGAGTTCGCGGGCCATCCCTGCGCCCTCGACCTGCAGAAGTTTGAGGCCGTGGCGACGTTCCTGCGGGCGAAGGCGCTCGGCAGCGAGCCGCCGGCCTACGAGGGCCGTGTGAGCGACCGCCAAGCGCGCGACGTCGCACGGCAAGAGGGCAGCGTCATGGTGCTGCCGGTGGTCGGCATGATCACCCAGCGCCCGAGCGGCGACGAAATGTCGGACCCCGGCCTCAAGCTGCAGCGGTTTCAGCAGCAGTTCCGCACTGCGCTTGCCGACGATGACGTAAAGGCGATCGTGCTCGACGTCGACAGTCCGGGCGGATCCGTGTTCGGCGTGCCGGAGACCGCGCAGGAGATCTATGAGGCGCGCGGGCAGAAGCCGATCGTCGCGGTGGCGAATTCGCTCGCTGCGTCCGCCGCCTATTGGATCGCGTCGGCCGCCGAGGATCTGGCCGTCACGCCGTCTGGCATGGTCGGCTCGATCGGTGTCTATACGGTGCACCAGGACATCTCGCAGTTCCTGGAGTCCGAGGGCATCCGCGAGACCATCATCTCCGCCGGCCGCTACAAAGCGGAGGCGGCGCCGACGAAGCCGCTGGACGATGAGGCGCGTGACGCCCTGCAGAACCGTGTCGACACCTACTACGACATGTTCGTCGACGCGGTCGCGCGTAACCGCAACGTTCGCAAGCGCGACGTCACCGAAGGCATGGGTCAGGGGCGCCCGGTCCAGGCGCAGGCGGCGTTCAGCGAAAACATGGTCGACCGCGTGGCGACCCTGGAAGACGTGCTCGCCCGCTTCGGCGCCGAGCCGCGCCCGCAGAACCGCGCCGGCGGCCGGCGGAAGGCGCGCGCGGTCGCGCAGAGGGACATCGACATCATGGAGCGCACCGGCCGCTAGGACCGGAGCGACAACCAGGAGCAAGCCCCGTGGGTCAGCCGGCGCCCGCGGGGCTTTTTCGTGACCACCGGCCGGCGTCCACCGAGAGGGAAGAACCCATGAGCCTGCAGCAGCTTCGCGAAAAGCGGGCTGAGGCGGTCCAGCAGATGAAGGCTATCGTCGACACGGCGGACGCCGAGGACCGCGATCTCAGCGAAGACGAGACCCAGCTCTACGACGCCTACAAGCAGGACGTCGAGCAGCTGGACAAGCGCATCGAACGTCGGCTCGACGTCGAGACGCGCGAGGAACAGCTCCAGCAGCCGGAACAGACGGCGACCCAACGTCAGCCGATCGAGCGCGGCGGCCCCGAGGCCAAGCGCGAGTTCGAGAGCTTGGGCGAGTTCATGCACGCCGTCCGCTTCAACCCGAACGATCAGCGGCTGAACTTCGAGCAGCCCGACGTGCGCGGCGAGCAGCGCTACGACGAAGGCTCGCAGGGCGGCTTCGTCGTGCCGCAGCAGTTCCGGCAGACGATCATGTCTGTCGATCCGCAGGAGGCGATCGTGCGCCCGCGCGCCGAGGTGATCGAGGCCGGCACCCCGCCGGACGCGGCGATCACCATGCCGTCGCTGGATCAGACCGGCACCGCGCCGCACAACCGCTACGGCGGCGTGCAGGTCGAGTGGATCGGCGAGGGCGCGACGAAACCCGAGACCGACATGTCGTTCCGCGAGATCACCCTGCAGCCGCACGAAGTCGCCGGCCACACGGTCGTGACCGACAAGCTGCTGCGCAACTGGCAGGCGGCCGAGAGCTTCCTCGAGCGGCAGCTGCGCGGGGCGATGATCCAGGCGCAGGATCTGGCGTTCCTCCGCGGTGACGGCGTGGCCAAGCCGCAGGGCATGTACCAGAGCCCGGCGGTCTACACGGTCAACCGCAACTCCGCCAACGACGTCCAGTACGTCGATCTGGTGGAGATGGAGGCACGCCTGCACGGCGCCGGCGTCTGGCTGATCAGCAAGGCGGTCTTGCCGAAGCTGCGCCAGCTGCAGGATCCGCAGGGCAGCTACATCTGGACGAACTCGGCCCGCGAGGGCGAGCCCGCCCGGCTGCTCGGCCTCCCGGTCGTGATCAACGAGCGCAACCCGGGCCTCGGCACGAAGGGCGACATCTCGCTTCTCGACATGTCCTACTACCTGATCAAGGACGGGTCGGGCCCCTTCGTCGCGGCGTCGGAGCACGTGCACTTCACCAAGAACAAGACCGTGGTGAAGATATTCACCAACGTCGACGGCCAGGGCTGGCTGACCGAGCCGTTCAAGGAGGAGAACGGCTACGAGGTCAGCCCGTTCGTGCTGCTTGACGTGCCGTCGTAAGCGCTGACGCCAACCTGACGGGCCGCCGTCGCGCGGCCCGTCGCTGCATCCGGGAGATACAGCGATGCTTAACTCGAAGAAGCTGTCCGAGGCGGCGCGCTACGACGTCGGCGTCGCGCCGCAGGACATCACCACCGACCGCACCGGCAGCTGGTACGACGCTGCCGGGTTTCGTCGGTTCCTGGCCTTCCTGTCGACCGCGACCGTCGCGGCCGGCAACAGCGCCACCGTCCAGTTCCAGCAGGCCGAGGATTCCAGCGGCACCAACGCCAAGGATCTCGGCACCGCGACCAGCGTCACCGCCGGCAGCGGCGGCGAGGAGCTGTCGGCAATCGCCGAGGCGAAGGCCGAGGACATGGACGCCGGGTTCACGCACATTGCCGTCAAGGTGACGTGCGAGGGCTCCGGCGTGAACGGGTCGGCCACGCTGGTGCGCGGCGTCCCGCGCTACAACCCGTAGCCGATCAAGGGGCGGGCGGGTCGGCGACGGCCCGCCCGTGACCGCGCATGAAGGTGATCAACGAGTTCATCGACCGCGCCACCGGCAAGCGGGTGCTGCCGGGCGCGGACTTCACGCCGCACGACGACGCGCAGCGGCAGCGCCTCGTGCGTGCTGGTTGCCTGGACAACAAACCGGCGCCGACGCCTAAAGACGAGACGCCGCAGACGTTCGCGGTGTCGTCCGACCAGGTTGAGCCGTCGGCGTCCAGCGGCAAGCGTGGTCGGAAGCGCAGCAGCCGCGGGAAGGGTAGCGCCAGCTGATGCACCGCGACGATCGGCAGTTCTGGCTCAACCCGGCGGTGACCGTCGAAACGGCGCCGGCCAACACCCCGGTAACGCTCGACGACGTCAAGCTCGCCCTGCGCATCGACGGCACCGCCGACGACACGTTCCTGCAGGGCGAGATCGACGCCGTGACGGGCGAACTGGACGGGCCGCACGGCTGGCTGGGCCGGTGCCTAATCACGCAGACGCTGCGCCTGACTCTCGACTATTTCCCCGACCACGTGCCGCACCCTGCGCGCAACCTGGTCAAGCCGCTGCCGAACAACCGCAGCCGCCGCATCTACCTGCCGTTCCCGCCGCTGCAGACGGTCGACGCGGTCAAGTACACCGACGAGAGCGGCCAGGAGCAGACGCTCGACAGCAGCCGCTATCGCGTCGTCGCGGACGCGCACCCCTACGGCTACATCGAGCTGAATCAAGACGAGACTTGGCCGCCGACCGACGACGTCGGCGCGGCCGTGCGGATTGACTACACCGCCGGCTACGGCGACGATGCCAGCGCCGTGCCGGAGCGCGTGAAGACGTACATCAAGGCGCGCGTCGCCGCGCGCGACCAGGCGCGCTCGGCTGTGCACATCGGCAGCAGCATCGAGCACACACCCTACATCGACAACATGCTGACCGGGCTGCGCGTCCGGACGAAGGCGGTATGAAAGACTGGCGCGGCCGCACCGTCGCCTGCATCGCCAGCGGCCCGTCGCTTACCCGCGCCGACTGCGACGCCGTGCGCGCGGCCGGCCTGCCGACCATCGCCGTCAACAACGCTGGCTTGGATATGGCGCCCTGGGCGGACGCGCACCACGCCTGCGACGGCCGCTGGTGGCACGCACACCCGGAAGCGCTTGCACACGACCGGCTAAAAACCTGCCTGGTCGACGATCCGCCGGCGGGCGTGGTCAAGCTGACGTGCGTCTCTGGCGGCGGCCTGGACGATCGCCCCGGCCACGTCCGTGCCGGTCAGAACAGCGGCTACCAAGCTCTGCATTTGGCGACAGTCAACTTCGGCGCCGCGCGCGTGATTCTGCTCGGCTACGATATGCAGCACACAGGCGGCAAAGTTCACTACCACGGTCGACATCGGGCGCCGCTGCACAACCCGGACGCCGGCGATATGCCGGAATGGGTGGCGCACTTCGATGCGGTGGCGCCAGAGCTGGCGCGTCGCGGCTTGGAGGTCGTCAACTGCAGCCGTGCGACGGCGATCACCGGCTTCCGGCGTGCGGCCTTGGAGGACGCGCTTTGCACCGCCTGACGCTCGTCACCGGCGCCGCCCGTTCCGGCACGTCGCTCACCACCGCCGTCCTGGCCGCGCACGGCGCGCGGCTTGGCCACGTCAACGGGCTCAACGAACACACTGGCGTGCGCGAGAACGTGCTGAAGCCGCTGCTGCGCGCCGCCGGGGCAGACCCGCTCGGGCAGCGTCCGTTGCCGAGCCTACACGATCTGCCGGACGCGCCGGACCTGCGCAGCGACGCCCTGGACGCGCTTGGCCCGGCGGACACCTATAAGGACGCCAAGTTGTGCCTGACTTGGCTGTGCTGGCACCGCGCGTTCCCAGACGCCCGCTGGATCGTGGTGCGGCGGGATGCGGATGCCATCGCGGCAAGCTGCTTGCGCACGAGTTTCATGCGCGCCTACGACACGGCCGCCGGCTGGCGCGAATGGGTGCGCGCGCACGAGATGCAGTTCAACGCCATGCGATCGGCGGGGCTGGATATGGTGGAGGTATGGCCGGACCCGGCGGACCCGGAGACGTTCCGGCCGGCCGTCGAGCAGGCGGGGCTGACGTTTGATGCCGTGAAGGTGGCGGCGTGCGTTGATCCGGGGCTTTGGCGCGACGCTAACGCCGCAGCCTGACGCCGGGGCCGCCATCGCCCTGATACGGCCCTTCGTCGATCAACTGAATGCCAGCGCGCTCCAGCGCCTGCTGAATGCGCATCAATGTCCGGGTCTGGAGGTTCGGAACATCGTCGGTGCCCTCGGCGCGATGAATCGTGGCTACGCCGACTTCGGCCGCAGCTGCAAGGTCTTTCGCAGACCATCGCAGGAACACACGCGCCGCGCGGATCTGGCCCCCCGTAAGCATACGGGCGTCATAACTGATCGCGGGCGTTGCTGCCAGATTCGATGCGGTCGCCGTCATAGGTGATTGCTCCTCTATCAAAACTGTTGCCATCGTACACGTTTAGTGATAGCGTGACAATCACCGGGGATAGCCCGGCTGTCAGAAGCTACGAACGGAGACCCGAACGATGGCAGCTAAGACGACGAAAGCGGAGCAGTCCGAAGAGATCACGGTTCCGGCGCTCAAGCGCGGGCAGGTGAATCTTCGGATCATCGGCACGACGCCGCTGTTTCAGAACCGCATGAGCGCGAAGGTGAAGCAGGGGCTGCTGGTCGGCACAAAGAAAAAGACTCAGGCGGAGAAGGCGCAGATCAAGCACGACCCGCTGCAGGAATACCGGGACAGCGCGGAAGTGCTGCCGGACGGCCCCACGGCGCTTGGCCTGCGCGTGGTCGCGGTCAAGGCGGCGATGTGCACTGCAGCTATCGAAACGGCCGGCCTCTACAAAACGACGGCGCAGCGGTTGCTGTTCATGCCCGGTGACCACGCGCCGCTGTACGGCACACCGCAGCTGCGGATGGATGTGACACGAAGCGCCGACGTGAACCGGACGCCGGACGTGCGCTCGCGGGCGTTCCTGCCGAAGTGGGGCGCGGAGATCGACATTCAGTACATCATGCCGCAGCTGTCGACGGCTTCGGTGGTGTCGCTTCTCTGCAACGCCGGGATGCTGATCGGCGTCGGCGACTACCGGCAGGAAAAAGGCAAGGGCGCGTTTGGCAGCTTCCGCGTGATCGGTCCTGGTGAGCAGGACGACGAGTGGGACGAGCTGGTCGCGAACCACGGCCGCGAGGCGCAGGAAGCAGCCCTAGAGGCTCCAGAGTACGCTGACGACGAGACGGCGGAGTTGATGGAGTTCTTCGAGCAAGAGCGCAAGCGGAGGGCTGCCTGATGCGGTTCACGAAGGAACAGCGCCAAGAGATCGTCCGTGAGTTCGCAACGCGGCACAACGGACAGTACGACCCCAAGCTGTTCTTGCAGGAGGTCCGGGCCACAGGCCCGGACCATCCCGCCTACGAATGGTTCACTTGGGACGACGACAAGGCTGCGCGCGAGTACCGCGTGTGGGAGGCCCGGCAGTTTGCCCGCGATCTTAAGGTGACGTTCTCTGTGCAGGACGTGGGCGGCAAGCAGTCGTTCAGCGTCAAGAGCGTTGAGGTGCCGTTGGTGCACTCTCCGACCGACGGGCGCGACGACGGCGGCGGCTACGTCCTGACCGACGCGGCGAACGAAGCGCACATGCAGGAGCTGTGCCGGCAGGGCGCGAACGCGCTGTCCGCTTGGCTGCGCCGGTACAAGGGTGCGGTCGAGTACGCCGGCGGTTCCACCAAGCAGATCGAGCGCCAGCTTAAGGCGCTTGAGCGGGTTGCCACGCCGGCTGACGAGGC